ATGCCAAATCGAATAATTAAAGAAACCATTTGCAGCAGCGCGGATTTAGACAAACTGAATCCGTTTGAAGAAACGGTATTTTATCGGCTTATAGTCAACGTCGACGATTTCGGGCGCATAGATGCCCGTCTTCCATTCTTGAAGTCGAAATTATTTGTCACGAAACCGGGAATTACAGAGAAAAGCGTTCAAGATGCGATTCTTAAACTGGCGTCAATAGGCATTGTCCGCTACTACGAAGTAGACTGCAGACCGTTCCTATTGTTTCCAAAATGGGAACTTCATCAACAGGTTCGCGCACAAAAAAGTAAATATCCCGACCCTCCTGATAGCAAAATCGACCATCAGCAAGCGGAAGATGGAAACGGAAATCATCTGATATCGGATGATATCAACGGAAATCAAATGATGTTCCTAACGAATTCGTATTCGTATTCGAATTCGAAGTCGAAATCGTATTCGAAAAAAGAATTATCTAACGATAATTCTTCTTGCACGGAGATGAGCGCAAGCGCTCCCTCCGCGCCGCCGGAAGAATTGCCGCCTGAAAAAATTCCAAAAGCCCAAGAGCCAGTTTTCTGTGAATTAACATGTAACGGGAAGAAATCCGTTTATCCGGTAACAGAAGCCTACATTGCACAGATGCAGAAACTTTATCCAGGAATCGACGTTGCGCAGGAAACGCTACTTGCTCAGGCATGGCTCGAAAACAACCCGAAGCGGCGAAAAACCTATGACGGCATTACGCGCTATTTGGGCAATTGGTACGCCAAGTCACAAAACCGAGCGCCGACAAACGGCAACGGAAGCCGTGCAAGTCCGACAACGCAGAGAAAAAACCCGTATGAACACTTAGACGCAATAATCTCCGCATCCGAAGCGGAAGAAGCGCGGGAGGCGATACATGAGTAAACAGAATATTGCAACGGCGGCAAAGTTTATAAGGCGTTTAATCGCAGTCTGTTGCGTGAACTACAAGCCAGACGAAGATTCGCAAAGCGAATATGTGAAAGCGCTATCGAGCTACAATCTAACGACTGAACAATGGGATCAGGCTTTCAGGTTGCTGATTTCGCGGCAGCAAACGCCTGGACTTCCGCCGCTGGGAACGATTTATGGCGTCATCCGCGAGGTGCAAGCGGCGGATCGCCGCGAAGAGGCGTCACGAAACGGCAAGATGATTATTTGCGTCGATGGTCACGAATACGCCGTGATGATCCGACTGGAGACCTGTAGAGAATCCGGCGATTACTGGGCGGTACAGGATTGCGGCGGGCGATACGGCGGAATGGGCATGGAAGTACATGCCTGGTTGTCATTACGGCCAAAAGTGCAGCTTGTCGGGATTTATCCGGATGACCGGTCGCTTATTGCCCAGGGTGAAATGCCGACGCCGGAAGAAATGGCCGAAATACGCGCCGAATTTGCGCAATGGTCGAAATCAAACACAGTGGCTAAGCCCGATCCAACCGGAGCGCGGGAGCGGTTTTACGAAAAATCCCGTCGCGGCCGGGAAATCGACACGATGCCGATAAACGAAAAACCGGCGAAATCGGTACGTAAGGAGAATCCAACACCGGCAAGCGAGCCTGAAGCTGACGATGCTTATTGGGCGTCGCTCTTAGCGGGGTAAAATATGGCAACCAATTTCGACGCATGGAAAGAATCACTGACGCCGGATGAGGCGCTTGACGTTTATGGAGCGCGGCGTTTCTGCGGAATAATCTGTCCGGCAAAAGATTACTGTCAGCCGCATTCGCGGCAGATTCAATCACTCACGCGCCGCTGCAAGGAAAAGTTTTTCGAGTGGGCGGCAAAGGAGGCCGCCACATGCTGACGCTTGAAGATCAAAACTGCGATACGTGCCTTTACGGGCACAAGACCGAACTGGAAGACATAATCTGCGTAAACGAAAACTCGTTTTACCAATCAGACTATGTAACGCCGGAATGGAGCTGCGATTACTGGGAGGGAGCGTAATTGTTAAAATTAAGCATGAAACTCGACGCTTCAGTTTTGGAAGCTAAAACCAAAAAGCAAATTAAGAATCTTGCGTTCTCGACCATACAGGCGATTAACGATACGGCAAAGCAGGTGCAGGAAGCTGTGAGAAAAAATATGGAAAAGCGGTTTAACATCCGCCGCGAACAAACAAAGAAGTTTTTATTTCAGCGCATAAAGATATCTCAGTTTGCGTCCGTTGGTCAAAACAGACCGTATGCTGAAATCAGCATTGATATCAAAAACAAGAAAAACCTCTTATTGCCGTTATATGAAACAGGCGGAGAAAGAAAACCATTCTTTGGCAAACAAATGGCAATACCGATTACATCAACCGCGCGTGAAGGAAGTTTTAATAAACCAGTCGCCGAGCGGTATAGATTTAATAAATTCAAGTTAAGAAAATTCGCGACAAAAGGAAAACCGCAACTAAAGGGAAAGCAAAGAACATTCGTCATGAGAGGCCGCTTATGGCAGCGCATCGGGTCGGAACGTCGTGATATAAGGGCAATCTATCATTTCAGAAAACCTTTCAGATTACGCAAACGGCTTAACTTTATCGGTATAAGTAAAAATATTTATTATAAACAATTCCGCGAAAACTATTACAAAAGGTTTTATAAGTTAAGTCAATAACTATAATGAATCTTCTGAAAAAACAAAAGGTACTTTCAGAAACTTTAACCGCGGGTAATCCGGCGAGGGGCGGCCTGTATCCATTTTTTTGGATTTTTTAAACGGGTTCGGATTAGGATTGTGAATGAGCGTTGTCGGGAATAGGGAAATAGCGGAGGTGTTCGGGGTAACAGACGACACAGTCTTGAATTACGCGAAAGATGGAATGCCGAAACTTGGATACGATACTTACGATCTTGCCGCGTGTTGCAAATGGTATATCGAAAGACAAGAAAGCAGGCTTAAAGAAGCGCAGTCAACCAGCAGGAGCGGGCTTGACAGGGAGAAAATACGGCAGACGGCGGCTGATGCGGAGATCAAGGAAATTAAGGCAGCGCAGCTGCGCGGGGAGTTGATCCCGCTGGATGTTTACGAGCGGAACGTCGGCGCGGTGTTCGGATTTGTCCGCCAGGGGTTTCTTACGCTGCCCGGACGCGCCGCGCCGCAACTGGAAGGCCTGGACAGGATCGAGATTAAAGACCGGCTTATGAAAGCGATACGTGAAGCGCTGGCCGGATTAAGCGAGGAGGAGATATATGACAGAGCTATCAGGGATACAAGAGACGCCGCAGCTGTGGATTTATTCAGGCATCAGCCCGGAACTGGAGAGAAACCTCCGGCGGGTAAACCGAAATCTGCTAAAAAGCCTCGCGCCGCCGCCCGAGGTAAACGTAAGCCAATGGGCGGAGCAAAACCTCGTATTGCGAAAAGGCGCAAGCAGCAGGCCGGGGCCGTGGCGCACTGAAAGCTACCAGAAGGAGATTTTCGACTGCCTCGCCGATCCGCGCGTCCGTCTCATCGTTTTCCGCAAATCAACACAGGTCGGATGGTCGGCAATCCTGAACGCCATCGCTGGATACTTCATCGACGCCGACCCGTCGCCCATTCTGTTTGTCCAGGCCGGGAAACTTAGCGCCGAGGATTATTCCAAAACGCGCATCGCGCCGCTTATCGCCGATTGCCGCGCCCTGGCTGAAAAGATAGCCCCGGCGACGAAGCGCCAGGGTAACACCCTGCTCCTGAAAGAATTTCCCGGCGGCTTCCTCCGCTTCGCATTCGCCACATCGGCAAAGACCCTTCGCTCATACCCGATACGCATACTGATACTCGACGAAGTTGACGGCTACGTCGACGATTGCGAAGGGGAAGGAAACCCGATAGATATAGCAACGCGCCGGACGGACACCTTCGACGACGCCAAAATCCTGATCGGTTCAACCCCGGCAAAGCCAAAGGGCTTATCGCAGGTGGAAGATTATTTCGACCGCTCCGACCAGCGGTATTTCTGGGTGCCCTGCCCAAAATGCGGGTTTCCGCAGCCGCTCGTATGGCGCGACCTCGGCGAGTTTGTGCCGCCGCACGAGGTTGAGCATTTCAAAGGCATATTCGGCACGGGCGCTTACCGCCTGCGCTGGGAAAAGGACGACAAGGGCGCTCCCGTTCCCGGGACGGTACGCTATCACTGCGCCCATTGCGAATACGGCATTGACGAGCGCTATAAGCAGCGGATGCTTGACGCAGGGGAGTGGCGTCCGCGCTTTCCCGGACGGCGCGACATGGCCGGCTACGCCGTCGCCGGGTTTTCGATAAACGCGCTTTATTCCCCGTGGACATCGACCGTATGGAGCTTGATGGCGCAGGAATGGCACGAAGCCCAGGACGATCCTGAAAAGCTGAAAGCATTCGTAAACCTCCGCCTCGGCGAGGTATGGAACGACGAGGAGCGCGGTTTCAAACTGGACGACGTCCTTGCCGCGCGGACGGAAAGCTACCCGCTCATAAAACCCGTTTCAGCCGGCGGCATCCCGCACTGGAACAACCAGTATGTACCCTCGCGCTGCTGCCTGATCATCGGCACAGCCGACATCCAGCGCGGCGGAGGCGGGCGCATCGAAGCGCAGATAACGGGTTTCGGGCCAGGCGAAGAGTCCTGGCTGATAGCCCACGAGGCTTTCATGGGCGACGCCTCGGTAGTTGACAGCCACGGAGTATGGGGCGAGGTCGATAGGTTTTTCCTCCGCGAATGGCCGCACGAGTCCGGCGCTCTGCTGCGCCCGGAAATATGTCTCGTTGATTCCGGCGACCAGACCGCCGCCGTTTATGAATTCGTGCTGCCGCGTCAGATAGCGGCGCGCCGCGTCTATGCCTGCAAGGGCATCGACCGCCTTTCAATCCCCGGCCTTGCAAAGCAGGGAGCCGCCAAAAAGCAGTTCGTCAAACTGTGGATGATTGCCGCCGATGCCGGTAAAGACCGCGTATACGCCCGCCTAAAGATTCCGCCGCACCCGAAAGGCGAGCCGCGCCCAGGCTATCACCATCTCCCAGACTGGACGACGCAAGAGTACATGAAGCAGCTTGCCGGAGAACGCAAAACGGCGGAAAGAGACAAAAAGACGCATCGGTACAGGCAGCGGTACACCCAGGTTTACGTGCGCACGGAGGCGCTCGACCTGACTGTGTACGCGCACGGCGGGCTTTTCATCATGCAGAACTTCATCGACCCGGCAAGATACCGCAATCTTGAAAAGCTCCATGCGGAAGTTATCGAGAGCGGGAAAAACGCGCCGAATACCGTCGCCGGAAAGGTCTTACCCCCGCGCCGCCATAGAGTCATCTCCGAAGGTATACGGGTGTGAGCGAGGGATTTTACAGGATAAAGCAAATATTAGGTATATTGCCTGTTTCCAGAAGGACGTGGTGGCGCGGCGTCAAATCCGGCAAGTATCCGAAACCGCTGAAATTATCGAAAAATGTCACGGCCTGGCGCGTGTCGGAAATAGAACAACTCCTCGACAATCTTGACCGGCCAGGCGCGAAGACGCCGCCGAAACCGCGCCATAGAGTCATCTCCGAAGGGATACGGATATAAACTTTGCTAAACCCTAAGCGGTTTGAAGCTTTGCGGATTCGAGGCATATTCCAGCCGCCCTTCCTCGATCACAGCTTTTTCTTCATCCGTCAGGTCTGTTTCGATAATCAGAGGCTCATTGTTGATCAATAACCGTAACAGCGGACGCAATGCTTCCAGCTTTACGTCCGGCAAATCGTCGATGCAAGCCAATACTTCCTGCCTGATTGCTGTCATGGCGCTATCTCCCTTTGTAAATATTGCCGCGCGAATCGATTTTGTACACAAGTATCACGTCGTCCTTAATATCAAACAACATCCTGTAACTGCCGACACGTACCCGGTATCCACCAACACCCTTTAGTCTTTTTATATCTCCTTGTGGCGGCTCCGCTTCCAGCTTTTTTACAGCTAAAGCGATTCTTCCCCTCATTGGCTCGTTCAAGCGATCGTACTGATTCTGTGCTTTTTCTGATAATAGTACATTCATAATGTCCCGCAATCGCCTTTTAACTCATAAGGAATTATAACATGTTGACGGAGCGGACGCTATGCGGGTATTAGGTTTTCGCTTTCATATACTTTTTTTGAACCTTGTCAAGTGTTTTTTTTGACCTGTGCCATACTGTGCCATACTGTGCCATACCGTGCCACTTTTCTACCCCCAAATCAGCCGTTTTTCAAAACCCGTGCTACATTCCCCGCGTTATGGCCAGGAGTTTACAGGACGTAGAAGAAGATTTAGCGTTGGCTTACGAAGCCCGTAGAGCCGCGATGAAGTCTCATAAATACAGTGTGAACAATGGAAATAGCGGCCGCTCGTTTGAAAGGCAGGAACTGGCCGCTATAAACGCAACCATCATTCAACTGGAAAACGAGGCAAACAGCATCAGATCGGGCAATCCCGGCGTCCGCATCCGGGGAACGGTGGTATCGACATGAGCATAAAATCAGCCATATCCAACGGCATTGAAAGCACGATCGCGGTTGTTGCGCCGATACGCGCGGTAAAGCGCCGTCGCGCGCATAGGCAGATGGCTATTGCCGACGCCCTGTTCGGCACGGGCGGCTATACGGGCGCAAGTATGACGCGACGCACGACGGCGGCATGGATGACAAACGCCGCCGACGCCGACGGCTCAAGCCTGCCGGACATCCCGAAACTGCGCGAACGGTCGCGCGACATGCTGCGCAATATGCCGCTTGCGGCGGGCGCAATAAAAACAGTGACTCAATCCGTTATCGGAACCGGGCTTATGCTTTCATCTACGCCGGATATCGAGGCTCTTGGATGGACGGAAGAAGAGGGGCTGAAATTCGCGGCGCTCGTGGAAAGAGAATGGAACTCGTGGACTGAGGACACGGACTGCGACGCGACGCGGACGCAGAACTTCTATGGCATTCAATCGCTTGCCTTCCGTTCCGCGCTTGAATCCGGCGACGTATTCGCTTTGCTGCCGATGCTCCCAAAAAGCCATGGACGGCCTTACTGCACTCAAATCCAGATCGTGGAAGCCGACCGCGTGGCGAACCCGACAAGGGCAACGCTGGACGGCGCTCGCATGGAAAGCGGAAACCGCGTATATTCCGGCGTTGAGAAAAACGCCCTGGGCGCTCCGGTAAGGTATCACATCCTCGACCGTCATCCGGGCGGAGCCGATGGAATAACCAACAACAAAACCATTCCTTACGCCGCTTTCGGTACAAAGACGGGACGCCGGAACGTTATCCACCTTTTTGACCGTTTGCGCCCGGATCAGTCGCGCGGAGTTCCGTATCTCGCGCCCGTAATGGAGCTTTTTCACCAGCTTGGCAAATACACCGACGCCGAGGTACAGGCCGCCGTCGTATCCAGCTGCTTTACCGTGTTTGTCAAAACTCCGGCGGGCGAGGGCGCTCAATCGGCAGGCTCTCAGTCGGGAGTGGCGCAGGACGAATACGGAAACGCGCTTAAACTTGAGTCGGGTTCGATTGTCGACCTTGCCGACGGCACGGATGTTTCCTTTGCGAATCCGGGACGCCCAAACACGGCGTTTGACGCTTTCGTTATGTCGATATTGCGTCAAATCGGCGTCGCGCTCGGTTTGCCGTTTGAAGTCCTGATTAAACACTTCACGGCGTCATACAGTGCCGCACGGGCGGCATTGCTTGAGGCGTGGAAGTTCTATTTAAATCGCCGCCACTGGTTCGCCGCCGGATTTTGCCAGCCGATATTCGAGGCGTGGTTTGCCGAAGCCGTCAGCCTCGGTCGGATTCCCGCGCCTGGTTTTGACATGCCCGATTTGCGCAAAGCATATCTTGGATGCGAATGGACAGGCGACGCTCCGCAGAGTATCGACCCGGTAAAAGACGCGCGGGCTAATTTAATAAACCTGCAAATGTGCGTCACGAACCGCCGCACGATTACAAAACAGACGAGCGGCGAACCCTGGGAAGCCGTCGAAAGACAGCTTGCCTATGAAAATCGAAAATTAATCGCCGACGGGCTGGAACCTCCGCAGCCCGTGAAAGGAACCGGCGGCGACTCATCCACGCCGCCGGAATCCGACGAAGGAAGCGACCGCGAAGACGAAAGGAAAGACTGATGAACGTAACCGACGTGCTTTCAAGTCCCTGGGCAATCATGCCCGAAAAGCTTCAGGAGATATGCGCCATATACCGCCGCCGCGTCGCCGGGGAAAAATTCGACGCCGAAGCGTTTGAAGCCGCCTACGGAAAACGCGACAAAAATGAAAAGCCGGAGCTTTATCAGGTAGCCGGCGACGTTGCGGTTGTGCCGCTCACCGGCGTTCTGGCAAAGCGCATGAACCTGTTTACGCAAATCAGCGGCGGGACATCGACGCGCATGTTCCAACTGGCGATGCAGCACGCCGTGGACAACCCGAAAGTCAGCAGCATCATCGTTTCGGTTGATTCGCCCGGCGGGACCGTTGACGGCACACAGGCCGCTGCGCAGGCAATCACCGCCGCGCGGACGCAAAAGCGCGTTATCGCCGTGGCGGACGGCTGCATGGCCAGCGCGGCGTATTGGATAGGCAGCGCCGCCGAAAAAGTCTATATCGTCGATGAAACCACTGTAGTAGGCAGCATCGGCGTAGTAGCCACTCATGAAGACTGGCACAGATATGAAGAAAATGCGGGCGTCAACGTAACGGAGATAACCGCCGGAAAATACAAACGCATAGCTTCGGAACACGCCCCGCTCTCCCAGGAAGGCCGGGCAAGCATTCAGGAACAGGTCGACGCCGTTTACAAGGTTTTTGTTGACGCCGTCGCGGCAAATCGCGGCCGGGACACTGAAACCGTCCTGCGCGATATGGCCGACGGAAGAATTTTTACCGGGAAAAATGCGATAGACGCGGGGCTTGCGGACGGGATTAAAACCCTGTCCGAAGTCGCCGCTTTATTGAATATGCCCATAAAACAAGGCGCGCGCGCGCCGAGATCACATAAAGGAGCTGTAAACATGGACAAAATTACTGTATACGGCGTCGAGTGCGAAAGTCAGGAAGCGGTTGACGCGGTTGTGACAAAGCACGACGCCGAAAACAACGCCAAAAGCGCCGCCGCGCAATCTGCTGCGGTTGCCGAAGCGAAGGAAGCCGGGGCGAAGGAAGAGCGGCAGCGCATCGCCGCGATTGAAGCCGCCGCCCTGCCCGGACACGAAGCGCTTGTCGATCAGATGATACTGGACGGCACAAGCGCATCCGACGCCGCGATGAAGATCCTTGCGGCTGAAAAAAGCAAGCTTGCGAAAATGAACGCGGATTTGCATACCGACGCGCCCACGCCCGCGCCCGCAAGCGAACCGGCGGACAGCAAGCCGGAAGCAAACGCAAAAGACATTGCGCGACAGGCGCAGGAGTACGTGGACAGCGAAGCCGCGAAAGGAAGAACAGTTGGTTATGCCCAGGCCGTCGCTGCGGTTTCGGGCAAAGGAGGTCAGAATGCCTAATCCCACTTTAATCAAGAATTACATCGGCAAAACGCAGATGCGGGAAAACACGTTCGTGAAAATCTCGCTGGACGAAAACCAGGTCGAACTGTCCAACACCCAGGGCGGCGCGGTATTCGGCGCTACGACATTCGTTCCGCTGAAAACGGCCATGGCGCGCGTTGACATCATCCACGCCGGAATCGCCGCTATGAGGGCGGGCGCTGCCGTTAATCGCGGCGCGGAAGTCTCCTCGGACGCTCAAGGCCGGGCGATTACCAAACCGACAACAGGAACCCCGTCCGTGGCGGGCATCGCGCTTGAAAAAGCCACTGCCGCCGAAGACATCATCGACGTGCTCTTGAAATAAGAGCCAATCATAAGGAGAAAATTTAAAATGTCACGACCATTCCCCATAGACCCGGTATTGACGGCTGTCGCCATTGCTTACCGGAATAAACGCATGATCGCCGATGAAGTTTTGCCGCGCGTCCCCGTGAGCAAGCAGGCTTTCAAGTATCGGCTGTTTAACCTCAAGGACAACTTTACGATTCCCAACACCCTTGTCGGGCGTACATCGAAACCAAATCAGGCCGAATTCGGCTTCACGGAAGTCGGCAGCTACACGAAGGATTACGCTCTCGACGATCCGGTTCCCGGAGCCGATATTGCGAACGCGCCCGACGGTTATGACCCCGTCGCCCACGCCGCGGAGTCGCTTACCAACCTCATCACGCTCGGCCGTGAACTGCGCGTCGCCCAAAAGGTATTCGATCCGGATTCCTACGACGTCAACAACAAAGCCACGCTTATTGGCACAGCGCAGTGGAGCCATGCCGATTCAAATCCGATTGACGCGGTTTTAACCGCATTGGATCGCGTGATTATGCGTCCGAATATCGCCGTTTTAGGCCGCGAGGTATGGACGAAACTCCGCCAGCATCCGCGCATTGTCAAAGCCATAGCCGCCAGCGGCACGGACAGCGGCGCTGTGGACAGACGGTATGTCGCCGATCTGCTGGAGCTTGACGACATCTATGTCGGCGACGCCTGGCTCAATACCGCGAACAAGGGGCAGACCGCGAACATCGCCCGCGCGTGGGGCAAACATGCCGCGTTCCTATACCGCGACAGTCTCGCCACAACGGCCAGCGGCGTCACTTTCGGCTTTACCGCCGAATGGGGCGGACGCATAGCCGGAAGAATCGAAGACCCCGATCTCGGTATGCGCGGCGGTACGCGCGTCCGCGTTGGTGAAAGCACCGACGAAGTAATCTGCGCGAAAGATTTAGGCTATTTCTTCCAGAACGCAGTAGCGTAGGAGGTGACTTATGTACCAGGCCAAATGGAGAATCGACGGACTCGGCTTTCCCGTCCTTCCCGGAACCATCATCGAAGAGCTTGACGCGGCCACCGCCAGGATACTTCTGGACTGCGGCGCGATTGTTCCATATTCCGCGCCGCCGCCCCAGCCTCCTCCGCCGCCTCCTACGGAAGGGGAAACCGGTGAAGGGCAAACGGAAGGGGAAACCGGTGAAGGACAAACGGAAGGCTCAACTCAATTCCAGCTTCCGCCCGAAGTCCTGGCTATGACCAAGGCACAGTTGCAGACCTACGCGTCTGAAACATACGGCCTTACGCTCAGCACCAGCATGACCAAGGAGCAGATGCTGGCGGCAATCGCAACAGCCGCCGAGGCCGCCTTAAGCGGCACCGGGGAGTAAATCTATGCCTTACGCCTTCGCGTCGGAATCTGAAGATGTGGATTGTATGTTAGCTGACTCCATGCACTCACTCACATGGAACGGCGCAAAGCATCCGTGTTTTTACGATCTTTCCACGGAAACCGGGCTTGAACCCGGCGGCGCGGCGGCGCAAGGCCTTGAAATGGAAACCGCCTCCGTCAAAGCGGATCATTTCCCTGATCTGGCGGAAGGCGACACGGTTTTGATAGCGGAAACCAACGCCTGGGAGCAGGAATACCAGGTCATACAGGCGTACCACAACGGCTGCATGTTGGATTTGTTGTTACATAGGGCGCGATAAATCGCGCCCCTACACGGGAAAATATGTCGCAAACATACGTCAGGAAGATACATGAAGCAATCGCCGAGGCAATCGACGCGCCGGGCAAGCCGGCGGGGCTGGTCGTAACGACATCCCGCCAGCAGCCGTCCGCGGCGAAAAAGCTGATAGCCGTTTTCCCGCTTCAGGACAAACCCGACGAAGAGCGGACGCCGCGAACCCGCGCCGCCGTCCGCCGTTTCCTTACCGTTGCCGTCGTATGCAGATGCGCCGGAACGGACATCGACAATGAAGAGTTACGCGCCTGGGCGACAACGCGCCTGATGGCGGATATAACGCTCGGCGGCATTGCCGCAAGCGTCGCGGAAGCAATCACCGAATGGCAGGGCGAGCTTGACAGCCAGAGCAGTTACAGCATGGCCGTCATGCAATTCGTCGTCGAATACGCCCGCCCAATTAACGAACTATAACGCACGTGTAGGGGCGGATTTAAGCCCCGCCCTCATACGGATACAACGAGGAATATCATGATAAAACCCACACCCAGCCCTGAAAACCTATACCTCGGCGCGGGTTCCGTATTTTTCGACCGGTTCGACAGCGCCGGGGAATCCACGGGACTGCGCCATCTCGGAAACGTTGACACGCTCGAAATCAGCATGAACGTTGAAACTTCCGAAAAGAAAAACGCAATGGACGGCACAAAGGCGACCTACGCCGAAATCGTCACCGCCATGACCGCCGAACTTGCGGCCACGCTCACCGAATACGTTCCCGAAAACGTCGCCCTCGCCGTCATGGGCGACGCGGGCGTTTTCACACAAACGACAAAGACCGCCACGGATCAGGCTTTCGGGCCCGCCGCCGCAAACGTCAAATTTGATGTCTGGTACGAACTCGGCTGCGTCAACGCCGTGGTTACGAGCCTTAAACAGGGATCGACGCCTCTTAACGCCGCCGCCTACGAAGTAAAACCCGAATCCGGGCTTGTGCGTCTGCGGAGTGATTACGCCGGCACAGGCAAGGCTTCGGAAGGCCAGGCAATCACCTGGACAGGCAGCGCCCCGGCGATTACCGCCACGCAGGGAATGCAGGTCGTGCAGGGCATGTCTACCGGCAGCATCAAAGGCCGCCTGCACTATGAAAGCGCCGAAAACCAGTCCGTAGGACCGCGCGTCCTGTTGGATGTCTGGGTATGCGGCCTGAATCCCGAGGGAGCTTTAGGGCTTATCACCGAGGATTTTGGGACGTTCCAGCTGAAAGGGAAAGTTTACGCGGACACCACCCGCGAAGCCGGAGAGCAGTATTTCCGGCTGATCTATTTATAACGTGTAGGGGCGAATGATTATTCGCCCCTATAACAAAAACAACCTTTTGTGATTATCGAATAAAGGGCGAATGATTATTCGCCCCTACGAGGGAATATGCCGAAAACATACACGATTGACGGAATGGTTTACCGCTCGATTGAAAAAACGACGATGGCGAATGATTTTTACATCATGAAGCTGCTCCGCGCCTCCGGGCTTTCGGATTTACTGCGCGATGAAAACCGGACGGCGGAAGATTTCGCGAACAACATAATTACCGTCGCCGTCGATAGCGGCATACCGCTTGCCCTGCTCGGCGGGACGCTGCTGCCCGAAGGCATACCTGATGAAAAATGGACGGCGGAACTGGCCGCGGCGACAACCGCGCGGCTTTCCGCCGTATCCGATGCGGAAGATAAGGCGGCGATTCAAGCGATAGTCGTAGAGGCCATCGCGGCTTTTTTCGCCGCCGGTCTGCTCTCGTTAAAGCTTTCGCCTCATGCTTCGGAGACGGAAGGCGAAGAGGCGCAGACCCCGGCGGGCGTGATGAATTCCTCGGCGACTACGGAGATTGGGGAGCAGTCATACGTGAATTAGCCGGGTATGACGTTTCCCGCTATCCGGAGGTTTTCAACTGGCCGCTGGGCGAAGCGTTAGCGGCTTATGAAGCGAAGATAAAGGCGCAGCGGCGCGAAATGTGGATGCTTGAAACCATGATATGGGCAATCGGCGCGGTACACGGAAGCAAGGCGAAACCGCCGAAATTATAAATCGATCTCGCCGAGTTTTACTTTTATTGCGGGGTCGGCCTGGCTTTGCATCCAGAAAGCGCCTGATTTTAGTTCGGAGCGCGGACGGTCGGAAACGATTTTAGCGTTACTCGCGTTTTCATCGGCGCGGTCGACATAAAGGGAGCCGATTTTGATTTTTTCAGAGGGATTTTCAGGGTCTTCCATCCATATGGGACTGATAAAGACATCGCCGGGACGCGGCGAATCGAACACGAATTCGAGGTTGTGCAATGCCTGTTTTATACACGTTTCAGAAGACTTGACACGTTCCGCCTCAAGGCGTTTTTCTTCCTTCAGGCGGCGTTTTTCTTCCCTCTGCTTACGCTTTGTAAGAACGTGGTCAACGAATAAAAGGTCTAACAGGTCAATGCTCATGGTTAAAGCATAGTGTCAGGAGCCGATAAATGTCAACATCGGATGTAAGGGTCAAACTTAGCGCAGAAGGCATTGACGACATCGTACAGGCTTTTAAGCGCATACAGGACGAGACAAAGAAGACCGGCAAAGAGGTGGACAAGACGTCAAAAAGTTTTGCCGACTTCAAGAAAATCCTGGGCGGCATCGGCGTTGTGGCCGCCGTTAAAGGTCTTGCGGGCATGGTTACGCAATCCATCGACCTAGCGGACAGTATGGGCAAGCTTAACCAGAAGACCGGAATGACGGTTGAAACGCTCAGCACGCTCTCTTACGCTTCCCGGTCGGCAAGCCTGTCGCAGGAACAGCTTGACACCGCCATGATCAATTTCGCAAAGACCATGGCGGGATACGACAAACACGCTCACGCCGTGCGCGAAGCCACGCAAAACCTTTTCGGCGACAGAAACGCACTTCAGGGGCTTGACCAAGATAAACGTTTCCGAAAAATCACCGACGCATTGGCAAAACTCGAACCCGGCGCGCGGCGTACCGGCCTCGCGCTTCAGTTTTTCGGCAAATCAGGCGCGGAGCTGCTGCCGCTTATTGACAGCCTCGGCGCGGGCGGCTTTGACGAACTCCGCGCGAAAGCTGAAAAGCTCGGCCTTGTAATGAGCGGCGACCTTGTCGCAAGAGCGCAGGAATTCAACAACCGCATGGCGGAATTGAAAGCGCAAGCCGAAGCGGCGGCATTGCAGTTCTCTACCGGGCTTATGCCTGCCATATCTGGCATTACTAACGCCTTGTCGAAAATCAGCGGCGAAGCCCAGGGAGCGGGCGGCGCTATGGAATGGTTCGGTAAAATTACCGGATATGTTTTTAAGGGTTTAATGACGGTAATCTATGCCGCGTCCGCGCAATTATCCGGATTTATCGCCTTGTTTATGGGGTTAAATAAGGTAATAAACGGCCTTGTAACGCGCGGTTTCAAAGGCGCGACGGATGAATTTACAAACCTCAAAAACACGATGAGCGCTCTTGTATCGCAATACAAGGAACAATTCAAGGAGCTTTGGGCGGAGCAGGAACCGCCGAAGTTAAAACCTCCCACAATCGAAACCGATGATACCGAAAGCCACGACCCGGTTGACCTTGACGCCGCCCAAAAAGACGCAGACCGCCTGGCAAAACTCAAGCAAAAGGCGGACGAAGATTACCGCAAGGCGAAATTAGACCGCGAGGCAAGCCTGCAATCCGCCATTACGAAGTTTCAGGAGCAGGAAACCAAAGAACAGTTTGACCAGGGTTTGATTTCGCTGCGGGAATACTACGCCAAAAGGCGCGAACTGGCCGAAAAGCAGGGGAAGGCGGAAGCCGTCGCCCTTTTGCGCGAACTCGAAAGGCTGCAATCCGAACACAAAAACCTCGTTGACAACGGCGAGGGCGAATCGCCTGAAGCCATCCAGGCGCAGGCGGCAATCGAAAAAGCCGCCAGTGCGTATCATGCACAGCTTATCAAAAACAGCATGGAACGCCGCGCCCTCGAAGCCGAAGAAGTCCGCGAAACCGAAGCGCTGAATCAAAAGGCCCTTGAGTTTGAAAAATACCTCGCCCGGCTTCAGATGGACAAATTTGAACAGGCGCGGGAAAGCATCGCAGAGGAAGCCCGGCAATACGATGAGCTGCTGACAAAAATGAACGTTGCCCCGTCCGAACGCAACGGTCTTGTCGCCGGATACATAAAAGGCGCAAGCCAGCAGGTTGAATTCGCCGAAATCGAGCAAAAAGCACAGGACGCCTTTGACGAAATCGCCCGCGCCCGCCGCAAGATTGAACTGGAAGTCGAAGCCGGGCTGATATTCGCCTTCCAGGGCGAGCAGCAGATTATGGAGCTTGAACGGGAGCGACTCCCCATACTGCAGCAGATAGCGGACTCAATGGCAGCGGCGGCGATAAACCCGGAACAGATCAGAGCAGCGGAAGATTTTCAGGAACGCATAAACGAGCTTGCCGTTGCCAGCGATTCAGCCGCGAAGGAAATGGCGAAGTTTAAGCAGAACATAGAGGGCGCTCTGACGAACGATTTGTCGAACTGGTTTGCGTCGGGCATACAGGGCGCGGAAAGCATGGGCGACGCCTTTCGCGGGCTTGCGCTTTCGGTTGTGCAGTCTTTGCAGCAGATGGCGGCTCAGATGCTTGCGACGCTGGCAATTCAGAATATGTTAAAAGCTGCAGGCGGCATTGGCTTTTCCGGCGGCGGGCAGGTACCCGTTACAAAGGCATCCGGCGGCATGATACACGGCCCCGGAACGGGCACAAGCGACAGCATCCCCGCCTGGCTGTCAAACGGCGAGTATGTCGTCCGCGCTTCGGCGGTAGCCATTCCGGGCGTAAAAGAGCTTTTGGACGATATCAATTACGGTATGCGTCCGCTCAGTGTGCGAAGACCGCGAACGCGCTTTGCTGCGGGCGGATATGTCGATGTTCCATCGGCTGCGGAATCCGGGAAGATAGCCGGCCTCGGCGCAACCATCGAGCTTGACAGAGGCTTGTTATTAAAAGAGTTCAAAGCCGACCCGGAATTTGCGCGGCTGATAGTCGGCACCATCGGCAATAACAAGAAGGGCGTAAAGGGAGCGCTTTCGTAACCCAGGGAGCGCAGGCGTCCACGCCTGCACAGTTCCAAAAACACGGGCAAACGCGCGTGTTTATTTATTAACCGTGCAGGCGAGACGCCTGCGCTCCCAGGGTAGGAGAATATATGTCATATAAAACCGGTACGGCGACAAACATGGGCGACCTGCTCGCGCAATTCAACGCATTCCTTACCGTCGGGCACGCGCTTGAACCGCAATACCAGACCGCGGGCAACGGAACCATCGACGACCTTATCGGCACTACTGCCAGCGTCGTAGAAAACATCACCGTTACGTTTACCAGCGCAACGGCCTATACCGTTTCTGGAAGCGTAAGCGGCTCGCTCGGCAGCGGCACGGTCGGCACGGCTTTCACATCAGGCAAATGCGCCTTTACAATCACCGCCGGAAGTACGCCATTTGTTTCCGGAGACAAGATTGTTTTCGGCATGACGCCGCCCTGGGACGCGCTGCGAGCGGTAAACGTCAACTCTGGAACCGATGAATATATCTGGCGAGCGCCGGGAAACGGCAATGAATCTGATATATACGTCGGTATGCTGCGCTATGCCAATGTTTCCGGCGATTACGACAACCTCCGCCTGGGCGGCTTTACGGGCTATAATCCCGCCGCGGCCTTTGCCGCGCAGCCGCAGCCCTGCACAAGACCGGTAATGCCCGGTCTGCGCGTCGGAACAATCAAATACTGGTTTATTGCCAATGGACGGCGCGCCATGATGTTCATTAAGTGCGGCGATGTCTACGAAGGCGCGTACCTGGGCTTTCTGCGCCCCTATTGGAATCCCGAGCAGTGGCAATATCCCCTGGTTGTCGGCGGGTCGATGTCGTGGAGTTCCGAACCGGCGGCGACGTCGACAAACTGGCGGTATTCGTCTACAGGAGTAACACGCAATTTAATAACATTCTGCGGAAACGCGACTACTAACCCTAACGACGACAATTTTACATTGCGCCTGCGCCGCCCGGACGGCCGCTGGCGCGGCTTCGGCATCGACGCGAGTGCAGATAACACAGCCTACGCTCACGTATGGCCTTTCAATCGCGGATTATTCACGAATGTAAGACCGAATCTCGGCGACGATACATATCCGCTGTTTCCCATTGTTTTAAGCGAGGACACCGGAAACGGCAATCAGGCCGCGATATACGGTGAAATGGATGGCCTGTTTGCAGTAACCGGATATGGAAACGCGTCGGAAAACATTGTCACCGTAGGCCGCGCGAGATATCTCGTGCTTCAGAATGTTTACCGGACGACGTTCCGGGATTATCTGGCCATAAAGATGTCTTAATCGCCTTTCGGCTCACGTAGAGGATTTTGTCATGCCATATCAGACAGGAATCGCAACCGACGCAACCGAACTTTTTGGCAAAATGGTTGCATGGCTTCAAACCATCGGCTGGACGGTGAACGCCGAGACGCAAACGACGGCGCACGTGTCGAAAAACGGCATGTTTGTCAATCTGTGCACGACAATCGGCAATAACAACCCGTGGGGGCATACCTGGAGCCCCGCTCCGGGGGCGACGGTTGCCGGCATGCATTTATACGCTGGAGACGGATACAGCGCCGGAGCGAACTGGAACCTTCAGCCCGGCGGTCCGAAAGGAAACGGACAAACCTATACCGTCGGCGCGTCGGCGCGACTGCATCAGGGGCAGATAAATACATACGGCTTTTATTCAGACGCATCGGATAATATCTGCATTGTCTTTGAAGGGCAGCCGGGAATATATTCCAACATCGGATGGGGACGGCTCAATAAGGCGGGCGTTTACACGGGCGGAGAATATTTCTTCGGGTCTACCCCCGCGTATTATCTTGGTGATAACAGCGTAAATATTCCGGGTCTCACCGCCAACGCACATTGTCCCTGCGCGCATGGCGGGTTTAGCCATGCCGCGATTTATTATATTAAGGCGGATGTAGACACGTTCACTGGCAAATGGCTTTCAAGCGGCACGACTACCACGGTAACGCAAGGCTATACCGGCAGAATCGCCGCGTCATCCGTTCCCGGCAACAATACGCCGCCGTCGGATATCGCCTCTTATGCCGGCCTTGTAAACCGCGCGACAAACGAAGCAACTCTGGCGGCCGCTCTCCTGCCCGTCAAGCTATGGGCTCCGCGCGACGCCGGCATCGGCGGGTATTCGCTCCTGGGCGATCTTCCATCGATATTCTATTCAAACGCCGCAAACGCGCCTCTTAATCTTCCTATCGGATCGAATATCCGGTACGGCGCGGATGATTACGCTTTGTATCCCAATTTCGCGGTCAAAAAGGTGGCGTAATGGCTGAATTGCCGGGATATCTGACAAATCCGATAATTCCACCAGCGGTTTCTTCGCCGCCGGGCATAAGCGTCAACCTGCTCGGCGATATGTTCGGAGTGCCGACGCCGTCCGTTGCCGCCATTCCTTTGACGAATACGCAGTCGGGCAGTCTTACGAAACAATTGGGCTTTGTCGCGCCCAGGACGCTCGGCGGCGGCGTGTCGCCCATGTTCGGCGGCGAATTATTCGACAAAATCATCGTTGCGCCGCGCCTGGTTGAACTCGACTACGTGCTTGACGATATTACATGGCGCACGAGCGTATGGAGTACGTTCGGCGACAAACACGCCGTAATGTCCGATATCAACATAGTAGACAACTCCGGCATCGAGGTCGAAAGCCCGGAAACGCCGCCACTGATCTTCGGAGCGGGGCAGCTGCGCATGTTTGATATATTCGTGTCAAAAAGCGGCGACTCGGTTATCAACGCGCTTATCGTTTTTGAGTTTCCGGGCATACAGGGAGCGGATCAGCGCGTTACCGGCACGCGTATCATGGAGTTTGCGCCCGGCGTCGACTGGTCTGAGCCTGTTAAGGAAACAACGCAGTATCTTACCAACGTGCTTAATTCATACACCGCGAAAGAGCAGCGCATCGCCCTCCGGAAAAACCCGCGTACAAAACTGTCTTTTCTATTTTCTCCGGTAAGCAAAAGGGAATCAGCCGCTCTCGAAGCGCTTGTTTACGCCCGCCAGGCCGGACTATTCAGCGTACCCTTCTGGCCGGACGCCGTAAAGATCACGGATCACGCGCTTCCGGGCAACACGGAGATTTTCTGCAATACTTCAAACCGCAAATTCACAGTCGGCGGCCTTGTCATACTATGGCGCGGCGTCATAGGTTACGGCGTGTTTGCCATCGATGGAGTGTTTTCCGACCGTGTCAGACTGACAGCCCCAATTATGGGCGGATGGCCGAACGACGGACAGACCTACGCCATTCCCGCATTGCCCGGGCGCTGGGAAGGGAGCGCGGAGTTTGAACGCCTGAACCCGTGGATAAACGGCATAGCGGCGGAGTTTTTAATCGAACCCCTGCCGGATGCCGCGCCCGCTGCGCAGTTGCAGGCTTACGGTTACGACGTATTGGAAATACAGCCGAACGCCTCTGAAAACCGCTCGATGGTATATGACAGGACGATCCGAAAGGTTGATTTCAATACCGGCAGATTCAAAACATTCGACCGTTCTGGAACCGCGATATCCAAAACAAAGGGCTTCCTGTGGACAATGCACGGCCGCGCCGAGATAGCGGCGTTCCGGTCTTTTATGGCGCGCCGTAAAGGCCGCCTTGTGCCGTTTTGGGTTCCGACATGGCAGCATGATCTGGAATTGGCTTTACCAGTCTCCGCGGCGGATACGACCATCACGGTACGCAAAACGGGCTATGTTCAATACCAATTCGACAATCCCGCGCGCCGTTATCTCTGCTTTATTAGGCTCGACGGCTCCGGACAAAAGCACTATCGAAAAGTAACCGGAGTTGTCGAAAAAACCAGCACGGAAATATTGACTCTCGACAGCCCGACCGGCGTCAATATCAACCCCGGCATGTGCATCGTTTCATTCCTTAACCTGGTCAGATTGGCAGGCGACAGCGTTGAACTTCGCTGGATCACAAGCGAAGTCGCGGAGTCGAATCTGGAATTTACGGAGCTTCCCGGCGAGGTGACGGTATGAGTTTTGACAGCCGCGAAACAAGCCGCTATGACGGACAGCCTTATGAGTTGTATCTGTTTTCTACCGAAGACGCCGAGTATCGCTTCACGGGCGAAGACACCGCGCGGACGGCTCAGGGCGAGGTATGGACGCCCGCCATTATCACGCACAGCGGGACGAACCAGAGCACCGAAGTAAGCGGCGGGCATATCACGGTGACAATCCCGCGCGACCATGTCATAGCCCTGATGTTCGTCTCTTTTATCCCGTCTACGCCGCTGTATCTGACCATGCTGCGCGGTCATGACGGAGACAGCCAGATCGTTGTTATTTTTACAGGCCGTGTGCAGTCTTGCAAATTCGCAGCGGACGACACCTGTGAACTTGACTGCGCCCCGGAATCGGAACTGCTTAAAAGGGAAATCGCTACGTCCCTTTTTCAGCGCCCATGCAATCGCGTCCTTTTCGACGCCGGATGCGGCGCGGATAAGGAAACATATAAAAAATCCGGGACGGTCGCATCAGTCAGCGCGGACGGGCTGACGGTTACCGCCGCTGTTTTCTCATCAATGGCCAATGGCTGGTTTACGACCGGATATATCGAGCGCGGGGCGCACAAGAGAATGATAGTGGCGCATACGGGCAACACGGCAACGCTGATGAACGCCATGCCGGGGCTTGCCGCCGGTGCGGAAATCAACGCATATCCAGGCTGCGACCGCACACATAACGGATGCGTACAGAAGTTCGGCAACGGCGCTAATTTTTTCGGATACCAGTGGATGCCGGATAAAAACCCTTTTGCCTCGGGGATGGAATAATGCCTTTCTGGATGATTGCCTTAATGATCGCCTCTGTTGCCGCGACGACGGTGCTTTCCGGACTGCTGCAAAAGCTCCCGAAAGCAAAAGCGTCAAGCATGGGAGAAATGCAGGCTCCGACGGCCGAGGAAGGCCGGAATATTCCCGTTATTTTCGGCACATGCCTGCTCCGCGCGCCGAATGTTGTCTGGTACGGCGATTTCGGGACGCAAGCCATCAAGGTAAGCGCCGGATGGATGGCGTTCGGGCGCAAACAAACCGTAGGCTATCGGTATTACCTGGGCATGGATCTTCATCTGTGCCACGGCCCGGTTGACGCCCTGGTTGATATTCGGGCAGGCAACGGCGAAGACCTTGTACACGTAAAATACACGACTTCGCAAAATTCCGACGGCAGTATTGCGGTTCAGCTTAACGATTCCGAACTTTTCGGCGGCGACGAAAAAGAGGGCGGCATTAACGGCCCGGCCGTGCTTTATACCGGCAGTCAGACGCAGAACGGCGATTCCTACATGACCGGCCGTATAGGCGCGGCTTACCCTGCATACAGGGGCATATCTCACATGGTATTGCGCCGGTGCTACCTCGGCACAAGCCCATATATCAAAAATCTCGGCGTGGTTTTGCGCCGCTGCCCGTCAAATCTTGGGCTGCTTTCGGCGCAATCGAATATCAACGGCGACGCCAACCCGGCTGAAATCATCTACGAAGTGCTGCGAAACAATGTATGGGGGCTGGGCTTCCCGGAATCGCGCTTCGACCTTTCGAGTTTTAGAACGGCGGCTCAAACGCTGGCAACGGAAGGCATGGGAATGAGTTTACAGGTTTCCAGCCCGCAGCAGGCTGACGCGCTCGTCGAAACCGTTTTGCAGCACATCGACGGCGTTTGCTACACAGACCCTGAAACCGGACTCTGGACGCTGAAACTTGTCCGCGCAGTAAACCCCGCGACGCTTCCGGAATTCGACGCGGACGATATCATCGAATGTGAACTCAGGCGCGGAAGCTGGGAAGATACCGTCAATGAAGTCAAAGTGAAGTACACCGACCGCGCGAAATGGAAAGAATCAATCGTTCAGGCGCAGGAAACGGCAAACCGGGCAATACGCGGCGAGGCGGCCGTAAGTCAGGTTGATTTCCTGGGCTTTTCAGGCGCGGCGATTGCCCAGCGCGCCGCTATGCGGGAATTGCGCGTTCACAGCTACCCGCTGGCGCAGGGGAGAATCAAGATCAACCGCAAGGCATGGCAGTGGCGCATGGGAACGGCTTTTCTTTTGACATGGCCGCCGCTCGGCATATCAAAAATGCCCGTCCGCGTAGTCGGCATCAATTACGGCAGCCTTGAAAAAGGCGAAATCGAAGCGGATGTCGTTGAAGACGTTTTCGGCGTGTCATACACGGCTTATGCTCCGCCGACGGAAAGCGAATGGATAAACCCCATAGGCGAAGCCCAGCCGCCGATAGCCCAGTTGGTTCAGGAAGCGCCGTATCAGGTAATCGAATCCGCCGAACGGCACATCGTATGCGGAGCTGTGCGGGCGGACGGAATCAGCACGTCTTACGAAGTTTGGACAAATGACGGCGGCGGATACTACCACTCAGGCACCGAGGAGACGTTTTGCCCATCCGGCGTCCTGGCTGAAGCGTATCCGGAAAACACGGCCGCCATCGACAACGGCGCGGGCATTATGCTGTCGTCGCCCGCCGATCTCTCGAATGTCGCCCAGACAACCTACGCGGGCGTACTGCGCGGCGACAATATTCTGGTTATCGTCAACGCAGACGGAACAACGGAATGGTGCGGATTTCAGGAGATTATCGACAATGAAGACGGCACGTATGCCGTTACCGGCATAGCGCGCGGCATTTATGACACGGTTCCGATCAGCCATGCCGTCGGCGCAAGGGTTTTTATTATAAGAGACGGCGGCGTGTTCAGTTCCGGAATTACGCGCGATACCGCGTATGTGGCCAACCAGGCTGTGAATATAAAAATGCTCCCGCGCAACGTGAGAGGCATAGCCCCGTTTGAAAGCGTACCACAGGTATCCGTTACGCTTTCAAGCCGCGCGGCGAAGCCTTACCCGCCTGGAAATGTCCGCGTTGACGGCAATCCGTGGCCAATGGGCGCGATTATTACGGGAGAGGCGACGCTTTCATGGGCGCATCGAAACAGGACTGCGCAAGCGGGACTGGGCGTCGTACTACAGGACGCCGCAAGCGTTTCCTCGGGACAGGAAGGGACATACAAGATAGAAGTCCTTGTCAACAACGTCGTTAAAAGAACAACGGACGGGATAACGGGGACAAGCTGGACATACACGGACGAAATGCGAACCGAGGACGGGACGGATGAACTGTTAAACGCCGCGGCTTTTCGCATAACGCCGGTTAACGGAGCGCTTGCCGGAACGCCGCGGACAACTAAAGCGTTCATACTTGCGCCGCCGGGCGCGTAAAAAAAGGAGATACATGATGCAGACAATGACACTTGTAGAAGTAACGGCGATAATCGCCGCCATCGGCGGTTTTGTTATCGCGTGGCTTGCTTTAAAGCGGGATATCAAGAATATCAACAACACCGAAGCGAGGGAAATGGGGATGCTGCTGACCGAGATCGGCTATATCAAGTCGTCGATCGACAGTCTCCGTAACAAGATGGAACACAGCGACGAACGGCATACGAAACTGTCTGAACGTCTTGCGCTCGTGGAACAGGCGACAAAGGCGGCTCATGACAGAATGGATGAATACGAAACCAGGTATAAGGCAAGGACGGTGAGCGATGGAAGATAGCAAACCCGCGGAATTTAAATATTTCAAATTTTCAGAATTCGACTCGCCCGACGTTCCGGGAAGCGGAGCGGCTTTTATGGATGTGGCGTTTGTCCGGAAACTCGACGCCATTCGCATCCGCTGCGGGTTTCCCCTGAGGGTTTCGAGCGGATACCGGACGGCGGAGCATAACGCCAAAGTCGGCGGCGCGGCCAAATCGGCGCATTGCCTGGGCGTCGCCGCCGATCTTGTCATTCCCGAACCGCAGAGCGGCAACCGGATGACATTCATAAAAGCGGCGCTTGCGGAGGGTATTACACGCATCGGAATAGGAAAAACATTCGTTCACGTAGACGAGAGCGTCACTGCGCCCAAAAACGTCATGTGGACTTATTAGGTCTTAATCGCCTTTCGGCTCTTTTGTAGATTACATGAAAAGGAGAAAAGTTATGTTGAAATCATTGATTTTACCCGTAGCGACAATGGCGCTGAAGGTTTTGGCACCGAATGCCGCCGACATTGTCGGAAAGATTCAGACCGTGACGGAGGTCGCGCTCCCAATCGTGGCTAAAGTCGCGCAGTCAAACATAGACAACGACGCGAAGTGGGATAAAGCCGTCGCCGATACCGTTTCGGAAATCGCGCGAAATTCAGGTATCGGAGGAGGCGTCATGTCAAAGGAAAACATCATCGAATCAGGCGTACAGCTGGCCTATTCGATATTTAAGGCACAGAAATAGAGGGCTAACCGATGACTAAAATTTCACAAATGCTCCATGAAGCCATAGTTCAAATGTTTGTGCGCATTCTGCGCATACACGAACATCACATACTTGGCTTCTCAATTGCCATTTTCGCTCTGATGATCGCCCTTGTATTCGCACTGTGCATTATCAGCCTGGCTTTGTATCACAGCCTGATTACAAGCGGCAATACCGGGCTGTCATGGCCGGCATTCGGCGATTCCATTTATTCAGCCATGCTCACTACCCGGCTTTTTAATGCTTCATGACTTAAGTTTGCGCTGCGATTTTTTTGGCTTGTCGATTTTGACAAATTCTTTGTGCGTTTGCTTTAATTCCCGTTTTACGACAGTAATATTTTCCGCTATCGGCAGGTCTTCCGGCCGCTTGCCGCTAATCCTTTGCATTGTATTTCTAACCTCGCGACCTACTTCAAAAGCAGTATCCTCAAGCGCTTGTTGTCCAATAATTCGATCTGCTTTAATTTTAGCTTCGGTTTGCGTAAGGCGAAAAAGATTAGCCGCCAGTTCTTCCTTGCCCATGTAATCCAGCAGAATGGCATCCTCGGCAACGCCTTTGCGCGTTTTAAGCCGCTTGAGAGGCATGTTATAAAGCCCTATGTGCCCTTTATTCTGAAAAAAGGCGTAGTTTTCCACGCCGGCGGCGTTTGCAATCCCGGAAAGCGATTTCTCATGATCTGAAATATCATCTCTTATTACGAGCCGTTCAACGTTTTCCGTATTCTGGAGGTGAAGCCTTACGGTTTCCGCCATCGCGGCAAAATATGCCTGTGCAATGGCTACCTGCTTTTTCCTGGTATCGCTGTTCATTGCCGTTAAATAACAGGCAAATCGTGACAGCTTGTAATCTAATACTTTCTGACCTTGGATTTCTCGCTCTTCCTGAGTGAAGTTGCCAAGAATAGGGATTTTCAGCGTAGTACATGCCTGGATAGCCTTGTTTATCGCGTTTTCAAAGGTTTTAAAGTTCTCGTAGCCCAACATTTCCATTAGATCACGGGCGTACCACGCTATCCCGCCATTTGTATGGCCGTAATCTTCAAAACTCTTGCCGTCTCCAAAGTGAAAAGGTTCGATAGCTTCAGTCATGGCGCTCTCCCTCCTGGTTAAACGCGTATATTACCCTTTTCTGCCCGTTTCTGAAATCATACCTTATCAGCTCGCCGCTTTTTTTCCGGAGTCTTCCGCAGCTTCCGGCTTGGCGGCCTTTAATCCATGGTCAATTAAAACAGCGACGCCATCGAATGCCTGACGATTCGCTAAGAACGCTTATTTCTTTTGCCCTTGGTGATTTAAGCACGCTTGAAAGCATGAGAGCGCCATGTTCTGTGAAACACCAGGGAATGTATTTTCGATGCTGCCCGCGTCCCGTGTTTAAGATGCCAAATTGGCATCTTAAAGAATTCCATTCCTCTGGGGATATCTGGAAAATAAAATCGTCTGGAAAACGGTCTATATTGCGCTTAACCGCTCTGACTAGCGCCCCTGTTTCCACGCCATATAAAACGGCAAGGTCGGCGTCCAGCATAACCCTTTGCCCGCGCAGTTCAAATATGCGCTGGACGATGGAATCCAAAGCGACCGCAGGTTGAATATCAGTCATTTTATAAAATCAGGCTCCCTTTCGTTTCCATTCCGCCATGCTGATTACCCGGCTTTTTTAACGTCCTCCGGCGCGTCAGGCTTAGAAGTGATAATCAATGCCGCTGTCTTTTAGAATCGCGTTTGCGGTATGCTTCGATTTGATTTTACTATCAACCGTTACAGGCCGCCGGGTAATCGGACTGTACCAAATGTCATGGTCGCCTTTCCCATGACGCTTGCAATAACAACCGTATTCCTTGAGAATGTTACGAACCTTTTTCTCATATTCAGCCATTCAGAAATACCTGCTCATGGCGCTCTGAACGCATACACAAAGATAACGGCTGCTGGATGGATTCATTCATCTCCAGCAATTCCGGCGCAGCCGCGCGAACGCGTTCCACAAGCGCGTCAAAAGACCCGGATTCAAGAACCAGCCCAGGTATATCATCGCTTGTTGCAACCCAAACCGCCGCTTCTTTATCCCACAAGAATTGAATCAAATATTCCGCCATTTCACACCTCTATCAAGATATGTGCGCCTAACCATCCACGCCACCGCGCCGCGCTCGAATCTCAACATCGACCCCGTGTTCATCGAGAAGGCTTCCGCCGTTTTCGATATACGCGCGCCGTATGGCTATTAATTTCCTGCCCAAATCAGTCCGCGCATGGTATTCGGCAGGTATTTCATTGTCCGTGATCCATACGGCGGGCTGAATATCTTCTAAGAACTGTGCGGCGCTTTTCATGTCTATACTACCCTCCAT